CCGGACGGAGTTACGGCAGCCGCCTTCCCCGCCGCGTTTCCGACGATGATCTTTGCGTCGGCCAGGGCAAGATCCCCGACCTCAAGGGCGATGTCAGGGAGTGTCATAACCGCGCCGGATTCGGCTTCGAGGGTTCCACCTGATTCGATTATAATTTTTCCGCCACTGGCGACTACTAATTCATCGCCGCCTGCGCGTCTGTATGTTTTTGGTTGATATGTCGTATCTGCTGCCATTTCTAAATCCTCCATCTCCGTTGGTTACAGCGAGTAGGGCCGGAGAAGCCCTACCCGCCTATCCCACTAAGGGAACGGTTAAGCTACGGGTGCGATTTCAGGATCGCCCTTGACGACGATGATCGACATCGGCATGGAGACGACCCCCGTTTCCGTGTAGGTAAGCTGCAGAAACCGCTTGCCGCCGATATAGCCGAGCTTGTAAAGCGTGTTGTCTTCGTCGGTACTGTCGATGGTGAGGACGACGCCGCTGGAAACGGTCAGATCCAGCATGTCAGCCGTGGTGACTGCCGTGTAGGTCGTTCCATCATCGGAGTGGTCCATCGTGAAAACGAGTTTGTGGGACGCACTAAGGCCGGTTCCTGCATCGGCCCCTGTATCAATCAGGATTACGCAGGAATTAAACCCTGCAAGGTCGATGTCGGTATGAACGGCCGTCTCGGAAATCGCTATCGGATGGAGCACCGAAACCGCTTCAATGTTATTGTAAAGGTCTTTCATATCTTTTCTCCTTATTAGAGTTTTTAAATGGGGCTATGTTTCAAGCCCCTGTTAATGGTTAGTTGGCTGCGATTTTCAGAGCCTTCACAGCCTCGAAATTTACGATGCCTCCTCCAACGCGACGAGTGCAATAAAAGAGAACATTGCCCTTAGATGTGTACGGGTCGCGCAAAATGCGGATGCCCATGCGGTCGATAATTAGGTAGGCTCTCTTGAAATTCCCGAAGAACAGCGGATAGGCATCGCGTCCGATGGAGGCCACGTTGTCATCGTAGGCGCACGGTTTGCCCAACAGGGAATCGGGCTTGCCAGCTTCCAGACCGGCTCTCCAAATGTAGTCACCATTTCCGTTCTTCAGGGTGCGGATGACTTCACAAGTGGTGTCGTTCATCAGGAACGATGCACCGTTACGATAACGCGGCTTCAAGGAATGAACCAACGAAATCAGCTTGTCGGCGTTGTTCAACAGGGTTGCATGGCCACCAGCAATGTAACCGACTTTGCCGAACTCGTAAGAGGCATTGGCAACCATCGTGTAACCGGCAATACCGTGGGGCTTCGCAACACCATCGCCGGTAATGAAGGCCGCGCCCTCTTCTTCGTCAAACTCAACGGACACTTCATCCGCAAGCCACTGAGCCAAGTCCATCGAGCTGTCATCAAGGGAAAGCTGCGTGCATCCCGGTTCAGCGTAAAGTTCTTTGGTGTTCAACACGATCTGCTTCAGGGAAGGCGTGCTGGTCTCGGTTCTGGTTTCTTTTTCAGCAACCCAACCGGAAGTCGTTCCGCCGACGTTGACCAGCTTCGTAAACTCTTTCGTGCTGATTGCGCGAACAGTCGCCAACTGACGCATAACCGAAATCGTACCGGCAACGCGGTCAATCGCACTGTCAAACTCTGCCGGAGCTACCAGATAACCACCATCGGGGTCGGACAGGGTAGAAAGACCGGCCTGCACCTGCAATTCTTTGACGGCGGACAGTTCAGCGTCACCGCCTTTTCTGAACCATTTCTCGAAAGCGGCCTTATGTTCGGCTTTCACTTTGTCAAGCGCAGTCGTTCCGCCACCTTCAAACTCTTTACGGGCCACTAAGGTTTCCAGTGCTTCCAACTGACGTTTCAGTGCGGAAATTTCGGTAATATCTTTGTTGATTTTATCGACTTTTTCGGTCAACAGGGCATCAACGCTGCCTTTTTCTTTGAGTTCCTTCTGCAACTTGTCGTTTTCGGCATGAAGCTCGTGAACGGCCTTGCCAATATCTGCAATACTTTTCTTAATCTCTTCCATCTTATTTCCTCCGCTATCGCTTCACAATAGAAGCCAGTTTATTGAGTTCAGATTTCAGTTCGTTGATTTCCGCCTTTTTCGCGGCCTCTGCTGCTTCGTCAACTGCTTTATCGCCCTTCAGTTCTTTGCATCTCGCAATAACCTCTTTGGCTTTGTTATGAGAAAGGCCAAACACATCTCGTATTTCCCTTTCTAAATCGCGTTCTGTAATGGGTTCTTTTTTTGCTGCTGCTTTAAATTCATCCGGTAGATTCGAGAATATGGACAGGTCAAAGGTAGCTTTCGCGCCCTTGCCAGCTTCAATGATCGAATCAATGAAGCCCTTCTCTTTGGCTACTTTGGCTGTCATCCAAGTCTCGGCTTTCAGCATTTCCTTGATTTCACGCTTGCCGATATTGGTATTGTCTGCGTACATATCAATCATCTGCCCGCTGATCTGCTCAAGGATGTCTGCTGTTTCTCTTAGTTCGTATTGATTTCCCCACATGCCCGTCATCGGCTCGTGAATCATCAACATCGTGTTTTTGTATGCTTGCTTCTGTGAACCGGCCATAGCGATATAAGAAGCGGCAGAAGCGGCAAGTGACTCAATACGGGTAATTGGCTTAGACGGATGTGCTTTAATCGCATTGTAGATCGCATTTGCACTAAAAACGTCACCACCTGGAGAATTTATGCGAATAACAATCTTGCTCTGCTTTAATCCGGCAAGCATTTGGACAAACTCGCGTTCATCATTAAAAGGCCAGCCAATATAATCATAGAGAAGCACATCCACTTCATCATCGGACGAGTTCTCGATTTTATAGTAATCAGATTTTTCCAATGGCTTGTTGTAAGCCGCTGCGATAATCCGTGCATTCCTTTCATTCCTATAGTTCAGGTTCATTTTTGCCTCCCTTAGTGCCACCACCTTTCTTGTCTATGCCTGAAGATATTGTATTGGGATTTTCGTAAGCATCTCCACCTTGATACGGGTTCAAATCTTCGAGCGATCTGCATTCGTTTGCGTTTAATATCCTGCTGCTTATTCCAATCTGATATGCAGCGTAACGCTCCGTGATGTTTCCACGCAGCAACGAATTAAGATTAAATTTGGTGTAGTACCTGTCTTGATCCGCTTCGGTAAGACAGTCACGGTCAATGGTTGTCTCGAAGTTGACCGCAATCGGAGCCAGCGTCATGTCAACAAAAGTCCGCTTAAATTCGCTTGCGCTGGCATACGTCTCCGGGTTGTCTCCCGCCTGAACAAGCATCAGCGGCACACCATACATCCCGCAGATTTGAGATTCCGTCATTTTCATTTGTTCTAAAAATTGCTGGTCAACGAGCTTGATGGTGGGAAAGTCAATCTTCATTCCCTCATCCACAAGCATCACGTCCTGAGCATTGTTCAAACCGGCGTATTTTATTTTCAGTGCTTCGAGTTTGTTGGCATGAGTAACGGGGTTCAGCGCAAGCTGATGAGTAAATATCGCCCCCGGATGCAGACCCTTTCCAAAGTACCTGGACAGGAATTTTTCTCCGGCGAGGCCCAACCCGATACACTCCCTTGCGTATTGAATTGGATTAAGCCCGGTGAACCCATCAAGCGACAATCCGCGAATATGAAAAATCTCATCCTGCGAATATTCTTTAATATCACCAGAGGCATTGGTGATTTTGTAGGTAAGAGACCAATCTTTATTTCGTACTATCCCAGAAACGCTATCGGGGTGGATTGGCAGAAGCTCTCTGACTTCATCCCTTACTCTTACTTTTAGCGCATAAAAATTCCCCCTGAGTGATACATGGACAATCGCCAACCCCCACATTTGCGGTGCGGTCATCCAAGGATTAGGCCGCTTGCTGATTACTTTGTAAAGCGGGTGGTTTTTCGCTTTATTTTTAACGCCGTCAACTTCTTCCATAAGATGACAAGGCATTTGAGACACACAGTTAAAAAGAACACGGACGCAATTATTGACGGTCATCTGCCGCATCGCCGTGTCTGAATTAACAGCCAAACCACTCGAAGTATAACCGCCGCCGAAACTTTCACGGATCAACCGCTCCATCTCGGTATTGATTGCCTTCGGTCTGAACTGCGAGAATATCCCCACTATTTCTCACCAAAAAGAAAAGCCAACGTGAATATGATTGCACCCGTAACGGTAAAAGAAACCCACGGAAGAAACTGGAAAAGCCCGAACCAGAACAGGCCCAGGCCAATAACGAGAAGACCGTCTCGAAGGGTTATCGCTTTAAATGGCTCAAAGATTTTCTTCACTAACCATCCAAGTTTTTGCAATGAAGCCCCGCCCCTACTTCAAGATTCCCCCGCTAATTCAATCGCGGCCATCGTCTGAGATTGGACTAAAAGTTTTTTAGTCGCCTCACTCTCACTTCCATTAATATGTTAAAATCGTTACTTTTTGCCTCGCATTCTCCAGATGTGTATCCTTAATGTTCCCCTTGAAATTCCAAGTATTTGACACACGTCAGCCCTGCTTAACTTTTGGCCTAAAAGCGTTACAATTTTCCGTTCCATTCCAGTCAGGGGGATGTTTGAAATCTGCTGTAAGGGAAGTATCGCATGTCCGGGTAAACCGATTGTTATTTCCCGCTGTGGCACATAATCTTGATTCACATACACCTCCGCTTCTTTGCATAGTTTTTTACACGTCGGTCTGTCTGTGCATTTACGGCAGTCTCGTTTCATCACTTCCCCTTTAAAGCAAAAAGGCGAACCAACCCTGATTTCTCAAAGTCAATTCGCCCCGGTTTTCCCGATAGCGGTATGTAATTACAGTTTTATGCTCTCCGTCTTCTTGACGTTGACAATTAACCCGTCTTCAAACCGTATTTCAAACGTACCCCAGAATCTTTGCGACACTATGTCTTTTAAAATTCCGATCAATTTATTCAGCGCGGCTATTGGCATAATATCCACCCTATCCGCGCAAGGATTAGAAGGGCTAAAAGGGCGATGAGGTAGCTTAAAATGCTGTCTTTCATCATTCTGCGCCCTCAAATCTGTTCAGTCTTCGCTTAAACATCGCCGCCGTCTGCTTCGAGATTTCCTTGCGAGCCTCTTTCGAGAAGACTATTTCATCACCGGCCTCCCTCTTGATGTCCTCGTTCATGGCCATGAGTATGTCCGGTATTTTGTCCGTTCCCGCCCCCGGAAATTTATCAAGTACGTGGGTCAACCTCATTTCCGTCACCCACTCGGCAGCGATGTCCTGCGCCCTTGATAACACGGCCAGTTTTTCTTCAGTATCAGCCAGAGACCTTGGCGTTTTTGTCTCAGCAAATGACTCATTCTTATGCTTGGCGATAACCCGCCCGCCATTGTTCCTGGTAAATTCCTCAAGAGGGCGAACGACAATCCCCTCCCTTTTCCTTTCCTCGATAATCCCGTTCTTTACCGATTGCTGTGATGGCATGTCGCGCCACGCATTAAGGCTTTCTATGGTCGTGGGGATTTTTTCATACGGAACGAAGTCAAGCCCGAATGATGTCACGATGGATTCGGCGGAAGGAACATTCAGCCACTTGTCACCAATCTTGACCTCGAAAGCAACGAACCGCAATTTATCGCCATACGTTTTTCTCATTCCCTGGCATTTCCCGCCATAAGCCTCTCCGTAGATGACGCATTTTTCGTGACCTATATCGGAAAAACACTTTGTCAATTTCTCCTTGTCGAATAAGTCAACGAACATGTCATAACTCTCACCGCCGGAGAAAAAATAGAGGCTCCCGTTCCAGCCTACGTGTGCGGAGGTTCCGTGGATTTTCTCCATCGCGTAGCACTCCCTGAAAAGCATAATGTCCCGCGCCTTGTAAAGATTTTCGATATGAAGGTAAGCCATAACAATATCCTTTCTCACAGACTCATTCTTTTTAGCATTTCTTCAACAGATAGCCCCTCGTCAACGGATCGCTGGTTCTTTGCCTGTGGGTTTAATGCCATAAGGGAAACCGCGTTGAACGTCGCCATCAGCGGGTCAATCTTGCCCGTCCCGCTGGCCTGTTTGGTTATGGAGATTGCGTTTCCCCTCGGCTCAACCCTCGCGTTTCCGACGCACCAGTTCATTAGCGCCTGTCCACCGTGAATCAATGTCTTTTCAGCAATTTTGCGCTCGGTGGTCTTGATGGCACCGTTTAACCTCCAGCCCTGCGGGATGCCCACAATTCGCTCATGGTCTATCGCTCCAACGCCTTTTTCGTCACCTGACTCCAGTTCGTCAACGATTGCACCTATCCCCGCCTGGTCAACGCCTATCCGGTCAAGCAATCCTGCGGCGTCGCATTTTCTGACAATATCTCCCAACTGTTTTACGTCCTGCCCGATCTCGTCAACGATAATCAGGTCTCCGTCTTTGGCAAAGTCGTGATATTTTGGAGCTTCTGATTTTCTGCGCTCTAAAGCGATTTTATGTGCCCATGCGCGTGTCCATAAAAGCCATAAGCCCGTGCTGGCTTCTCTGCCTATCACGGCCAGCCCCAGGAGGTCGTCAAGACCTCCGCCGTCAATGCCGATTTCAATAACGTCTGATTTTTCAAGGATGCTATCAAGGGTTGCCTCACCCGCCGCACCCTCCCAGAAGTCAGCCCCAGCCCACCGCTGAGACTTGAGGGACATTCCCATCTCTACATTCAGGTGCTTTGCAAGGAATCCCTGCATGGACTCGTGACCGGCAGATTCCGCTTTGCTAAATTCCCGCTCAAGGAACTTCACATCAACCGACGCCCCGAGATTCGGATTGGTCAAGTACCAGTATTGCTTGTCGAGGTATTTCTTATCTTTGAGGAAAGAATCAGGAAACTCGTATAAAACAGGAAGAAAGCTGTTGTCGTTAATCTTGCCATCCCGGACGCCACGGGCATAGTCAAGTTTCTGCTTGAAGATGCCCGCAGGAGCTTCGTCGGATTGAGTGGTCAGCCAGGTAACAAATCCTTCAGGACGCGAGGCAAGGCCGCCACATGCCTCACGGAGCATGTTCTCTGCATTGTTGCGCTTACCGAACAACCAAGCCTCATCTATCAGGATTCCCGTTGCACGTTTTCCCCCGACCGTCTCTGAATCGGCAGCAACAACCTTCAGTGTCGCCCCCGTGCCCCTGTGGGTTATCTGTCGAAGATGATCTTGAACGTGCAGAAGATCGCTCAATTCCTCATCTGCCTTCACCATGTCGCGGGCGGGATTGAAACTGTTCGAGGCGATCTCTACGGTGGGGCTAAGGATAAGAAACTCGGCAGACTCGCGCCAATTTCTAATCAAGCTGACCATCATCAGGGCTGCTGCGAGGCAGCTTTTCGAGTTCTTCTTTGCCACTGATAGGAAAAACTCCGAGATCAGTCGCCTGCCTGATTCGGCGTCATAGGAACCAAAAACGGAACTCACGAAATCGAATATCCACGGACGGCCTGCTTCTGCCAAAGTCGGCCTTCCAAGGACATCAACGAGGCGTAATGCCTTAAAGACGGCAAGGCCAGCATTAGCCTCTTCAGGAAATAACGGTGGGGGAGTAAGGCTTTCGCCAGCGATGATTCTTCTTTCCCAATCCAAGCACTGTGTTGACCAGTTCATAACTTAATCCATCCTGCCCTTTGCAAATCTTTTGCTATTTTAGTGGGATTCCCTTCTTCGTCAAACCATCTCAGCGTTTCTACGGCGCATTTATCGCAAATTATTCTTCTTACCATCC